CCCGTTGATTGATACGGCTTCGGTAATGGGAAACCACTTTTCAGCTTCCCATTCCTTTTCGCCCTTCAGTTTGTACTCAACGACCCAACAGTTTTTCTTTTGCTTGTCCATCAGCTTGCCTCCGCATATGCCCGTAGCATTTCGCTGTGTCTCATGCTGGCAGTCTCATGCCAGTATCTGGTTTCTGTTGTTTCGTCATAGCGACTTTCGAAAATTGTCACGAACATTTCTTTATCATAATCATCCCAACTGATGATGTAGTAGAAGTCGCAATAATGATAATCATCCATCATCATGGGGATTGATGTGTGCTCAAAGTTTGAAAGCAGTCGAACCTCACCGCCTTTGGGGTTTTTGTTTGCCGCAACAAATGCTGCCGCAAATTCATCAGCTTCCCATCTTGGCAAAGGCCAAGCATATGCCTTGGCCTTCTCAATGTGATCTGCCGCACCCTGTGGATAGCCGTCATAGTGTTTGTAGACACCGTAGTAACAATCTTCATCCCGACCATAACCATTTTCGGGGCGTTCCTCGAAAAAATATACCGCTCTAGTACCCATTAGCTTACCCTCCAGCCTTCATCATTCAGAAGGCATAAAATGTTATCAATGTACCTTGGTTCGATGACCAAAGACCGTCCAAAAAATTGCCACTCAACGCCAGCCTCATACGCGGCATGAGACGTTTGTGTTAACCACTGAGAGGCATCATCATTCATAGGCTGAACCAACATGATTGAACCTTCGTCGATGAACTTGAAATCACCGTCCTTGATCCACGAACCTTGGTCCTGTGTTTGTGTTGTCATATCACTTTTCCTCCGATATACTGAGATAACTTCATATCTAATCCTATAGGATTACATGGGATAGTCAACAACAAAATGCATCTGACTATAAAGTTTTTTTCCGCCTTTACTTTTTTTTTGAAAAAATTTGAAATCAGGTGATACAACGGTACAAGTGATACAACCCTTATGACACAAGGCTTACAGCTGTACCACTTCTGTATCACTGTAACACTTACGAGGGGGTCGTGAGACGAAAAATGGAAAAACAAAACACTGAACCCACAGAAAACACTATAGGCAAAGTTGGTAGACCCGCTGGATTGACGGAACGCCAAAAGACTTTTGCCAAATTTTATGTCGAGGGCAGACACAGTAATGCTGAGTGTGCAAGAATGGCTGGCTACTCTGACAAGTCTTCCATCACTATGGCATCCAAACTTCTGAACGGCAGAGACTTTCCTGACGTTGTCGAACTGATAAAAGAATTGAGACAGGCGGCTGAACGCAAATATGGTGTGACCCTGATGCATCAGCTTAAACGTCTGGATGAATTGTCCAGAGGCGCAGAAGAGGCTGGACAATATTCTGCCGCAATCAACGCTGAAAAAATTCGTTCCGCTTTGGGTGGCCTGACTATTGACAGGCGAGAACAGCAACACGTCCACCAGTTGGACAGCATGACCAAACAGGATATTGTTGCACGTCTGGCAGAACTGCGGAAATCCTATCCACACGCTTTTATCGAGGGGGAAATATCTGATGCCAAAATCATCGAAGACAGAGAAGAACCTCTGGCAATCACTGAAGAAACATCTGCCGAAAAAGACACACTGCCAACGGATTGAGAATCGTGTAGCAGAGGGAATGCCCGATGTATATATGTGCATCGATGGCGCACCAGTATGGGTTGAATTAAAGATAATAAAAAGAAATGGGATAACCCTACAACCATCACAAATTGCTTGGCATTTATCGCATTCTAGGTGCGGTGGTGTTTCTTTTTTTCTTGCTTCGGCGGCCTTCGAGCCTGATGTATTTTTATTTGAGAGCGGAAAAGCTTTGGAAATCCAAGGTGCAACGCCCGATGAACTGCGGACTCTAGCGTTATGGACAGGGGATATGCGGTCTGCGCCTGCGACCCTGCGCCTTTTGGTTATCGAACAACTCCGCTCGACCCTGCGACCTGCGACCTGCGCCTGAATGTTATCGGAAAAAAGCATAACGAAACAGCGCACCCTGACGGGTGCGCTGTATGTCCTAGTGTTTGTGGTATGAAACGGTTTTAACATCACGCGACCAGCAAGCGCGGCACTCTCCACACTTTCCGCCTTGTGTCGGTGCTGGGCATTCGTGACCGATAGGCGCGGCATTCTTTACGACCGCGCTGCTGTGTTCCCAGTCTTGCGGTGGCGTGTCGTCAATCATTGTTGCGCTGTATCTGATAACAGCATTATCTGGCAACGCTTCAAGCTTCAATGCCTCTTGCCAGATTTTACGTTCTTTTGTCGGTATCCAGTGTTTCTTTTCTGGTGTTGCTTTGACTACGTCAATAATGTTCAGAGCCATGCGGACGTTCTGCACGTCGCCAGAATCAAACCAACGGAAATAAGGCGACCTTGTTTTGTTTAACATAGCGACCATTTGCGGGACAAAATCCAGAGCATTAAAAAACTTTAACCGCTCTTCCATTTTGTCGACCACGTTGGGCATGTTGTAGCGACCTTTTCTAGCGTAGCAGTCATGGCAGACTGAGCCTTTAATCTTTGCTAGCTTGTCGCCTGTTTTACATTTCCATGCTGAAAGGCTAACAGAATAGCCTGGCATTTTACTGGTATTTGATAACATAGCTTTTCCTTTCTTATTATCTTTTCCCATTTTATCCCAACCACAGAATAAGTCAACTTTAATCTGCGGCCTGCGGCCTGCGCCTCAATGTTGTCGGGAAAAGTTGCTGTCCTGCGGCCTGCGACCGAAAGACAAAAACCTGCGACCGCAGGTTTTTGTCTTAACGCGCACAACAATGCAGGCCCAGCTACGCTGGGCCTGCTGTATTAAAGTTGTGTGATACACAGATAAACCGTGTAAATCATGAGTGCTGAGATAGCGGCATGGACTTGGATGTTCATGATTAACTGCCAAACTGTAGCATTACCACATCATCGCAGCCGTGCAGAACGTCGCTGAGTTCCCCGTCCCAAAAATCATCATTAGCGCATTCGATTGCAGCACGGGGGGTCATGCCAGCGTCGAAGTAATCGCGCCATGTTGCATCAGCTAGGTCATGGATGCCAAGTCCTGCCATGTTGGTTACCTGACGATTGCATTCTTTCTCAAACTCTTCATAGGTTGGGTTTTCAATTTCTTCGTATTTCATATCAGTAAATCGGGGGCTTTCGCCCCCGCTCCTCTACTTTGCTTGCTGTTTTAAGTTATCCAGCTTCACTGCTTTCAACGCTGGATTGATTCCGTTTATGATAGCGTCAAGCTTCACAAGGTGATGCTTGGCCTCTTCATCCCGACCTACTGCGTTCATCAACAGATAAAACTGATAGGTAAACCGCAACTGGTCTTTCAAGGTTTTATAAGCCATGACGCTGACCCCAATAACGGTACTTACCGTTGCGGCCTTTGACCTTTTCAATCTTATGACCTTCAGCGCGTAGCAGATGGATAGCGGCAAAACAAGTTTGCATCCCGTATCCAGTAAGTCTAGCCAATCCTTTAGGCGTAGCATCCCGCTGGGTCAGAACATCCAGTATGGCATCCTGACAAGTCATGCCATTCAACAGCCGCTTGCGCTTGCCCTTAACTTTGGCAACTGCTCTGGGCTTGGCAACGGTCTCAATCTTGCGCTGCTCAACTACCTTTGGTGCAACGGTTTTGACGTTAACGCCAGCAGGCAACCAAATGGTAACGCCGTCCTCACTGGTCTTGATTGTGATTAAATCAGTCATCAGATTAATCCTTTCGTTGACTGGTTACAATACGCAGGGACTATCCCTGCTCTTAAATTAGAACATGGGATAGCATAAGAGTCAAGCCGGGGTTACTTGGGACACGCCACTATTCCGCATGGCGGAATAGTGACCCCCGCCCCCCTTGCGCCCGTAACATACATATATGCGTAGCATATATGTATGTTGGGTTGATAAATTCATTCGCGTATATTATCGTTCGAGCATGGAGAACCTTGGACTAGAGCTACTTCCTGACGATGTATTGAAGGAAATTTACCTGCTAGAAGAGCAGGCGAAGCGACTTGACCTGCGTGACAAAGCGCAAGAAGACTTTATGTCTTATGTTCACCACGTCTATGACAACTTCATAGAGGGGACCCATCATAGAATCATAGCTGAAAAGCTAGAGCGGATTGCAAAGGGTGACTTGAAAAGACTGATTGTCAATATGCCGCCCCGACATTCTAAGTCAGAATTTGCATCCTATCTCATGCCCTCCTGGTTCTTGGGCCGAAATCCAAAGCTAAAGATTATTCAGGCTACCATGAATACCGAACTTGCTGTAAGATTCGGAAGAAAGGTCCGAGACCTGATCGCCGACCCGGTATATCGGGAGGTCTTTCCCAACACGGACCTTAAACAGGATAGCCAAGCTGCTGGTCGGTGGGAGACTAGCGTCGGCGGGGAATATTTCGCAGCAGGGGTGGGAGCGGCGATGACTGGTCGTGGCGCAGATTTGCTTATCATCGATGACCCGCACTCGGAACAAGATGCGCTATCCGCATCTGCTTATGACAATGCGTATGAATGGTACACTTCGGGTCCTAGACAGAGACTCCAGCCGGGTGGCAGCATAATTATTGTTCAGACCCGGTGGTCAAAGAAGGATATCACGGGCAGATTACTGACCGCACAGGCCAAAGATATTATGGCTGACCAGTGGGATGTTGTAGAATTTCCTGCGATTATGCCGTCGGGGGAACCATTATGGCCTGAGTTTTGGCAAAAGGACGAGCTTCTCAAGGTCAAAGCTTCGTTGTCCGTGGGCAAATGGAATGCGCAGTGGCAACAAAATCCTACGTCCGAAGAAACCGCGATGGTCAAGCGGGACTGGTGGCAGGAGTGGGAAGAAGAAGATATTCCTGATTTAGACTACATAATACAGTCGTATGATACCGCGTATTCAAAGAAAGAAACCGCTGACTATTCTGCAATTACAACGTGGGGTGTGTTTCGCCCGTACAAAAATTCTGAGGAGCATCTAATATTGTTAGATGCTAAGAAAGGTCGGTGGAACTTTCCAGAGCTTAAAACCATAGCGCGAGAAGAGTTTGAGTATTGGGACCCAGAGTTGATGTTGATTGAGGCAAAAGCGTCTGGTCAACCATTGGCTGATGAAATGCGGTTACTGAACCTCCCGGTTGCAACCTTTGCCCCCGGTCGTCGGAAGGGTGGGGGAGGTCTGGACAAGACAGCGCGTATGCATCTTGTTTCGCCTATTTTTGAATCTGGCAAAGTGTGGTATCCTGTTGGAGAAAAATTTGCTGACGAAGTCATCGAAGAGGTTGCATCATTTCCTAATGGCGACCATGATGACTTTTGTGATAGTATGACTATGGCCCTGATGCGTTTTCGCCAGGGCGGTTTTATTAGATTGGATGGCGAAGAGTTTGAAGACGACGCACCGCCACGCAAAAGAGAGTATTATTAATGGTTGCCTTGCCCAAGCCCAGACCAGCATCAGCATCAGATATAGACCTTTTTGAAAAAGACCTACGGTCCGAGATGCGACGACTTGTGTCCGAAAACATGAGTCTAGGGGACCCAGAGTCTTTTGATTTTGCTATGCCCAAGGGGTACACAAAGGAAAGCACAGGCAGTGCTTTAATTGGTGATACAAACATCCCTGACCCCAT